TTCCGGTACTTTAAAAAGGGTATGGAGTAAGGCAAAAAAAAAGAGATGAGAAAACAAAAGGAGCGAATATGAAATACAAACACGAGGTAATAGCTACGGTTACACGTACGATCACGTACGAATTTGAATTAGAGGCGTTCACAAACGACCCTGATGGTAACGACGAGATAAAAGATCAAGCGATAGCGGAGCTAAAACGTATGGCGGCTAAAGAACCTGTATTGATTGACGTTATAAATGATGACTTGGAAGTTGAGGATATTCAGATAACACAAACGTGGACGCAAGGCGGTGTCGATTGAATATCTTAACAATAGACTTTGAGACCTACTACGACAAACAATACTCACTTTCTAAACTAACAACCGAAGAGTACTTACGTCATGACGACTTTGAGGTTGTTGGCGTAGCTGTAAAACAAAACGATGGTGAGACTGAATGGTTTAGTGGAACTCATACGCAGACTAAAAAGTTTCTAGAGAAGTTTGATTGGGCTAATGATATAGCCATTGCACACAATGCGATGTTTGATGCGGCAATCCTAAGTTGGCGGTTCGATATCAAACCCAAAAAGATTGTAGATACGTTATCTATGTCCCGTGCGATCCATACGATTGAAGTTGGCGGGAGTCTAAAAGCTTTGAGTGATTACTATAAGTTAGGAACGAAAGGAGATGAAGTAATCAACGCATTGGGTAAACGCCGTATAGATTTCGACGCTGAAAGCTTGGCTCGATACGCGGGTTATTGTGTTCAAGACGTTGAGTTGACTTACAAGTTATTTAAAAAACTACTGCCGAACCTAAACGTACAAGAGTTGGATCTAATTAATCTGACTATAAAAATGTTTAGCGAGCCTGTCCTGGAGCTAGATGTAGATATTTTAAGCGCACACTTAGAGGGAGTACAAAAAAGAAAACAAGAGCTAATGGATAAAATCCAAGCAGACAAAGATTCGATCATGAGTAACCCGAAGTTTGCTGAGCTACTCAAAAGTCACGGTGTTATACCACCAACAAAGATCAGCCCAACAACAGGCAAGGAAACATTGGCATTCGCTAAGTCTGACGAAGAGTTTAAAAAACTTTTAGAGCATCCGAGCACCACGGTGCAAGCACTTGTATCCGCTAGGTTAGGCGTAAAGTCCACCATTGAAGAGACTCGAACCAAACGGTTTATTAACATCGCTATGCGTGGGACTATGCCAATACCCTTACGTTACTACGCGGCTCACACTGGTCGATGGGGTGGGGATGACAAGGTGAATATGCAGAACCTACCACGTAAGTCACCACTAAAAGATGCGATCTGTGCGCCTACCGGCTACACCATGATTGACTGTGACTTATCACAAATTGAAGCGCGGACTCTTGCTTGGTTAGCTGAAGAGCATGACTTGGTTGAAGCGTTTGATCGAGGTGATGATGTGTACAAGATTATGGCTAGCACCATATATGGGAAGCCAGTAGATAAGATAAACGACAGTGAAAGATTTGTCGGTAAGACTACAATTCTTGGTGCAGGTTATGGCATGGGTGCAATGAAGTTCCAAGCGCAGTTAAAAAACTTTGGTGTTGAGTTAAATGAGGATGAGTGTAAACGTATCATCCGTGTTTATCGGGAGACTTATCAATGGATACCAAATTTATGGCGTAGTGCTAGCGATGCGTTAGAAGGAATTATGGATGGAGCGGGAGCATTAATAGGTAAGTATGGCGTGTTATCAGTGGACTCTGCCGGGATACGATTACCCAACAATTTGTATATAAAGTACCCAAATCTACGCAGGCAAGAGATTGAAGGTGGAAAGACCGAGATTGTGTACGACACGAGACGCGGACGATCAGTCATTGCGAACCGTATATATGGTGGCAAAGTTATAGAGAATGTGTGTCAAGCATTGGCTCGAATAGTTATTGGTGAGCAGTTGCTTGGTATCGCTAAGAAGTACAAGGTAGTGATGACGGTGCATGATGCGATTGCATGTATTGTACCTAACGAAGAAGTAGAAGAAGCAAAGAAGTTTGTAGAGAAAGTAATGAAGACACGCCCTGCTTGGGCACAAGAATTACCCCTCGATTGTGAGGCTTTTGATGGAAAAACCTATGGGAGTTGTAAATGAGTGAATATATAGATTGGAGTGAGCATTGGTTAAACGTTAAGAAACATTTAAGAGAAGTACAAGACTTGATGAATTCTAAAAAGTATTCAGAAGCTAAAAAGAAAGCGATGGACTTATCAGTCGATGGACACTTGATGAGACAAGCTATTATTTTAGAACAAGAGAAATGGGATAAATAGGAGGAGTTATGTTTTTCTTTAAGAAAAAAACACTTTTGATTGATTGTTTTACTCCAGTAGAGGGAGCATTTAAGTATGCGAAACCAAAACTCGCAGCTGAGTTTGTCCCTGATTGGTGGAAAGAGTTACCTAAAACTTACGTGCCTAGGAATGGTTTTTTCCCAGTACCCACTATGCGTAAGTGTGCTGGGATTGTGGACTTGTACCAAAGAGGAGTTATGTTATCTGCTTGGTGCGATGCGGCGGTTGAGATAGGCAAGTCGGGTACAGAAAATTATCGATGGCAGTTTTCAGACCCTAAACACAACGCGTCTATCCATGAGAAAGAACAGATAGGCACACACTTTAACTCAAAAGAATACGCACATTTAAAGCTGTCTTCGCCTTGGGCGTTTCGAGCAACCGATGCAACCCCTTTTGTATGGCAAGACCCAACTTGGAATACGCTATATAACTTTGACTATAAAGTGTTATCGGGGGTAACAGAGTTTAAGTACCAACATGTCACTAATGTGAACCTTATATTTAAACGCCGAGAAGAGACCTACACCAACTACATTAGATATAAGACTCCATTAGCGCATTTGATACCGTTAGCAGACGATAAAAAAATAAAACTTAAATACCATCAAGTATCCGAAAAAGAATTCGGTTCATTTTTTAACACAAGAATGACGTTTGATGGGCATTACAACGAGTTAAAAAAGAGAGGCTGTCCAGTATGATTGATAGACCAAAGATAATGATTGCGACCCCGATGTATGGGGGCATGTGTACAGGAGGGTACGCACTTAGTTTACTGGGTGCATGGAAAACGCTAACCCAACTGCAATGTGAAACCTACATAGCTACCCTTACTAACGAGAGCCTAATAACTCGTGGGCGTAATGACTTGGCTAGGATGTTCCTCGAACGTGACGCGGACTACTTGATGTTCATCGATGCAGACATAACGTTTCCAGCTGGGGCTATACCTGCGCTACTACTAGCAGAGAAAGATGTAGTGTGTGGCGTGTACTCAAAGAAAGAGATTGCATGGGACTCAGTAGCTAGAGCCGCGAGAGAAGGTAAAGATAACTTGGCTGACTACAGTGGTTCGTTTGTATTTAACATGATGGGCGCACAAGGGGATCATGCAGAAGTAGATGAGTCAGGTGTTATCGAGGTGCGACATGGTGGTACAGGCTTCATGCTAATCAAACGCAGTGTACTTGAGAAGCTGAAGGATCATGTGCCTACGTACAGACGGACATCGTTTAGAGACTTAAATGGTGAGTACATACACCCAATTACATACCAGTTCTTTGATACAAGCATTGATAATACAGGTGCATTGCTATCTGAGGACTACCACTTCTGTGAGTTGTGGCGAAAGCATGGTGGGAAAATATACGCACATCCAAGTATTAAGCTAGACCATACAGGTACGCACGTATTTGGAGGAGACTTAATGAAATCAGGGGGGCAGTTACTATGACGGAAGAAGAAATGAACGGCAAAACAATTTACGATTCTTTAGAGAGTTCGGTAGGTACGTCCTGCGACCACACTTACACACAAAAAGCTGATAGGAAACAAATCGGTGGGGATCACTACATGAATATGGGGCTACAGCCTTGGAAGGCTATGAAGGCGTGGATGTCTGAGGAAGAGTTCAAGGGCTTTCTTCGGGGCAATGTGATTAAGTATGTTGCTCGATGCTGGGATAAGAACGGTGTTGAGGACTTAAACAAAGCCATGCACTACCTAGAGAAGCTAATTGAGGAGTCGGAAAAGAATGAAACGTGACAAACCGAGAAACCGAAAAGGTACGTCCCTCGACCACATTTATTTAAGGTACATACAAGGTACGTCCCTCGACCACATTTATTTAAGGTACATACTAAGTCCGTT